TATTGCTTTGTTTACCCTGTCTTTATTGACCGAACCTAAACCTGACTCTTTGTGCATATCCATCAATAAAGACAGAACAACCTCTTCATCACGCTCTGTTGCGTTCCTCAGATTTAACTCTGTCACTGTACTTCCTTAGTGCTTTCATGCGCTTCTTCTCAAGGGTTTTAATGCCTCGTTCGTAACTACCATTACCCTCATCAAGAACTCGTTCATACGGCTCTACATACTCTTGACTTGATAACATAAAAGGCCCAACTAAGTCGTCTTTAGGACCGCCAGCACCAATAACCTCTCCATGCTTTCCACGAGGTATACCATCTTTTGCCTTTATAATACCGGGCATCTGTTCAAAAAATCTAAACTCACCAAGTCCATCTCGTCCGTATCTACTAAGGTCACTAGGCATTGATGGTGTACTACGAACAAAAGAATCTCCCATTGTCTGGTCACCAGTTGATGCAACAGGTTCACAGGAATTGGTTTGTGAATTAAACTTAAACCCTGCTGGGCATGGGTCTAAAGGTGTTTGACCCCTACCTTGTTGACCACTATCATCACCATCATCATTCTTTGGTGGGTTAACCAAATTGGAAAACGGTCCCTCGTAATCAGCATTTGGATTGCCAGTGTAAGTTGTTACTCCGAATTTATTTGTTGTTAAGGTTCCCTCGCCAGTATCTATCTCAAGACTTAACCCGTCCTCACCAAGCGTAACTTTGTCAGGATTGTTTGCGGAATATTCAAATATATCGCCAAGTGGGTCATACCGTGACTCTTCCCTCAAGCCAAGTTTGGTAGAAATAAATCCCATTGGTGTGTAATTCATAGCCTTGGCAATACCACCGCCAATTTTTGTCATCAGGCTATTGTCAAAGTTTTCTCTAAACTTATTATAGGCAGAACCGGGGGCAAATGTATCGGCACCTTGGTCACCAAAAACATTTTTCACCCCTTCGTTAAAAAGATTAGACGTTACACTTCTATTTGGCCCTCTATAGCTGTCGTCACTAAAACCGTCATCCGATGTTCCTGATGTGAAATTTACGTTACCACCGCCTCTGATAGTGTCAAAAGTAACCTTATCCTGACCTTCATCTAAACCACCAGCAAAACTAAAATCTGCTCTTTGAGAACCTAAGTTTGCATTGGCATCATCTACGGCTTGTTGTGCGGTGCCGCTTTCTGAGCCACCTAAATCTGTACACATTACGCTAGTATCCCTTTATTTCTAAGTGCCTGTATTACCGTAGCCAGTACGTTAGCAACGTCCGCAGTCGTTGCAGTGCCAGCGTTCAAATCTTTATCCTGAGTAAAGTTACTTACAGAAAAGCTAACATCTGGGTCACCCGTGTTAGCCGCTTGATTTATTTTTTCTATTTCATTCTCAAGTTCATCTATGAGAACGTCACCCCAGTATCTTAAGTCTTCAGTCGGTCTGGGTAGCGTAGCCATTATCTCTCACCATCTGCTTGCATATCGACTCTTGTAAAGCCAAGACGCCAACCCGTGCCGACTGAGTTACTTTCTGCCTTGATAGACATCTGCCTTCCTCGCAACCTTGGATTAATTCTTTCCGTAGCCGAGGTGACTGGAAATGGTCCTTTAGTTGTAAAACTGGACATAGCGTCTTTTCTTGTTTTGAAGGTAACGTCAACCGTTCCGCTTGTTTCAATGTCAGGCAATGCGCGAGTGACGAACATAACCTCTTGACCGTCCCCAATGTCCATGTCTGCCGACTCAATATAAGACTGCATAGCCGCACCATCTGCATCCTCACCGATTTCATGAGAGTATAGATATCCGTTAGTTGCGGCACCTGTGTTGTTCGGGAATGTCGATGCGTCTGTCCACGCCGTCCTGTCCATTGTTCCGACATCCCAGACGTTCTCACGATAATTATACTTAACATATCTATTGTTCTCGTTATTAGAGGAATCTGGATAGAACCAAAACACCTCACTGTGTTCTTTATCTAGCCCAGCCACAACCTTCTCAACTTGGATAGGGTTAAGGTCTTCAAACACAAAGTTGTTTACTGGTCCAATGAGTGGCCTAACTGTACCATCAAAGGCGAAGAACTGATTGATGCCCATCCAATAAACAATACCGCCTACCTCAACAGCGGCAAGCGGTCCACCAAGCCCACATCCTGTAGCCAACTCACGAAAGCCAAATGTATAAGGTGGCCCACGAAACGTCATGGAGTGTAGACTTGTGTCAGTCCAAATCAATATCTGACCACGAGTTCTTCTCGCGCCAATAATCTTAGAACCACCAGTCAGTCTCTGTGAACCCGCAGTATTTGTTGCGGCGGCTGTCCACGTTCCTGTTGTTTCTTGACTGGCAAACTTAACTGTCAACGGGTCATCCGCACCAAGCGAAACTAAATGTCTATCTGGTGTGGATACGATAACGCCCCTTGATGTGTTTGGCGTTTCGCTGTCACCTGTAGATGAGTCTGTTATTTGTGTTGCCCTAGTACCTACACCAGCGGAAGCATCCCATGTCATAAGGGGGTGACCAATAACTGATGCAACTAAATCCTCACCAAATATATCGAATGACCAAGTTCTCGCATCAATCTCAAGACCTGTGGTATTTGCTGGCACATTCCATCCGCCACCGCTTCTTGCAGTGTTCCAAGTCCCAACACCCCAACCAAAATCAAACACAGAGTCAGGTTGACCGGGGTTTAGAAGGTATTGAAATGATACCGTGCCACCTACAGAGGAACCTGTTGATGTGGCGTTGCCAGAGGCTGTGATACTAAACGAGTTTGTATTAATAAAGGTAATTGTAAACTCTGTACCAGCCGCCCAAGATACACCATTAAAACTAGCGGCACCTAATATAATTCTGTTTCCGTCAACCATGCCATGTGCGGCAGATGTAACAGTCACTGTTGGTGAACCGTTAGTTACACTAAATGCGTTACTAAGGTTTCCAGATGAAATAACTGGAGTCACATCATATAGCACACCACCCTTAAGTATATATAGATGTGTATGTGTGCCGACAGCCATGAGGGCGTTACCATCGTTATCCCTCCACTGTACGAGACCACGGCAAGAACCAGAGAATTGATTTTGAGTTAGCTTTTGCCACCCCTTAATTTTTTCTGCCTTGCCATTCCAGAATCGTATCTTATCAGAATCAATCCATCTGCCCTCGGATGAATAGCTAGTATCATCCTTTACAATTCCCGGCATAAATTTTAAAGTAGCTAATGGCATGACATACCTATGATGGCTGTGTTATGGATGCTGAACTACTTGCGGTAAAAGTTCCGCCCAAAACGAGCGCGCCCTTACTCCAACTGGGTGGATTAGTGGCTTTAAATCCAAACCATGTATAACCAGCACTGTTTGCGGCACTTACGTTATCTATAGCCCATGTAATAATACCATAATTATAAGTGTTAGATGTGTTGGTAATGGCACTTATAGTTCCGTCAGCATTCCAAGTAATGCTATACCCTCTTGCCCCACCAGTACTACCGTTATACCCAGCATTCCAAGCCGCGACTACATTGGTTACTGCACTGCTACTTGTACCACCGTACAAAACCACATTGTTGTTGTAAGCAGTTACATCTTCATTTTGTGAAATTGAAATACTTGCACTTGTAATAAATCCAGTCCCCGCACGAAAAACAGGTTGCCAAGCTACAGCATTTGCACCATTAGAAATTGTGGAGGGGGCGGCTGTACTGCTTTGTGAGGTAACTCCAAATCCAGAAGTGTAGCCCCCCGCCGCAAATTGATAAGCCATCCAAACCCTTATATCTCTTGTTTGAGTTCCCGCTGAAGAATAAAAGTCACTAAGGCTAACCTCTCCAGACTGCGGAACAGAACTGTTTGAGGCATTATCCTCAACATTACCTCCGCCCCGATAATACTCAGACAACCCATCGGGCGCAGTGCCACCAAAAGTTGTTCTAAGCTGAGATACGCTTATTTGACCAGAATCAGGTAGGGCCATTTAAACTGTTCCAAATGCTGTTAGGTCATTAATTGATGTTATATGACCGTCAGTTGCTATCTTTGCTTTTGCTGTGCCACCGTAGGAAAATACTAGGTTGTTATTCGAGTCCACTGATATATCCCAAGCGGAGCCGACATTAACCAAACTTAAAGATGAACCCAAAGAAGATGATGCGTTAGCGAATGATATCTGACCAGAACCGTCCGTTTTTAAAACTTGATTAGCATTTCCATCTGCCTGAGGAAATGAAAGCCCGTCAATGACAACAGAACCAGTTCCGTTCGGTGTTATATTAATGTTGCCGTTTGTGTCGGTAGACGTAATTGAATTACCATTGATGTTGATGTTGTCTACATCTAGGTCACCAGTTATATCGGTTGCGCCTGTAATTGCTGTGTTACCACTAATTGTTGTGGCACCAGCCGCTAGAGTTCCAGAACCAACTATGTTGGATGAGACGTTGAGTATACCAGTTACATCCACGCCGCCTGACACGGCCTCTGCTTTTGTTACACCGTTGTGTCTAAGCTGATTAGCGGAACCCTCGGACAGGGAATAAACACTGTTAACGCCGTCAGTGTGTATAATACCAGAGGAGTTTGCAAATACTGTCGTTGTTGTCGCGCCATTACCAACCTGAAATGTGATGTTCTGGGAGTAACCGTTGATAATGTTAATTATCTTTTTAACGGATGACGGCAATGTAACGGTGACCGCACCAGATGGTGAACCAGTATATCTATACGTTGCGTATCTTTCTTCTTGACCAGATGTGCCATCAGTTGGTGCGGAAACAGTTTGTGACGTAGCACTAGAAGAAATTGTGTAAATTTCTGCCATTGCCTCGTCAATGATATCAAAGTTAGTATTGGTAATATCACCCCAAGAGTTGGCGTTCTCACCCGACCCTTGTTTTTCAATTCCTAAGTTGGTGTAGGTTGACGGCATTTTATCCTCTTTCTCGACTTAATATAATATATCATAGTCTTAGTATTGGCGGCTTAACTATCTTACAGGGTCCACCCAAGTTACACTTGCGGCAGAAGAACGGGGTGTCCATGTACCCGTACCTCTGCTTGTCGTTGTCCAGTTTTCTGTAGCTGTTGGAACTAGGTCAGCCCAATCCTCGTATAAGTTGTCTCCGAATGTATCTTGGGTAAATGTAAATGTTAGTGTACCAAGATTTGCGTCCCTCATCTTGTTACCAATCTGTGTACTCTCGAAAGAGAACGAAAGGTCACCAGACGAGAAGCGGGTAACGGTTGACGGCGTAGTCTGTTCTGTTATTGCCCTGTGCG